TGTGCCTTTTGTGTGAGTAGTATCTGCGCCCTTGCAAGTGTCATGGCAAGTGTATGACCATTTTGTGCAAGCGTGGATAAAGCTAATCCGACCCTATATGCTCCATAAGTTACAACCAACCCCTCTAAAATCTTACCTACCTGCTCATAATGCTCAACAAGGTAAGTTCCCGCTTTGACAGTACCCATGATGACACCTTCACCCTTTTGTCCAATCTCATTGAACATCATATCAAAGCTCTCCTGAAGCATGGAAATCTGTCCGTTGAGAGTTTTCGCTCCCTCTTGCGACATACCAAAAAACTTACCACCTGCACTTGTGGCGGAGATGAAAGCATCCTGAACCATCTTGGAAGAGATAGCACCCTTGGACATTTCCTCTTTGAGTTCTCCTATTGATTTTCCTGTCTTACGTGCAATTTCCTCCAACGGGTTGAATCCAGCATTGACCATTTGCATAAGGTCTTGTCCCATCAGTTTTCCTGCACTGCTCATCTGCGAAAATGCCAGCGCAAGGGAGTTGAATTTTCCTGTATCACCCATGGATATATCACCGATTGCTTTGAGAAAATCAATGGATTTCTCTGCTTCGATACCAAAAGATGTCATCATCTGTACGGCACCGACCATATCCTTTGTGTTTAGTGGAGATGCAAGGGCATACTCCTTGATTTGCCCCATAATTTCGTTAAGCCGTTTCTGATTGCCACCTAAAAGGACTTTAAGCGATGTTTCCATGCTTTCAAATTCGGAACGAACAGAGATAATCCTGCTTGCAAGCTCTTTCAACCCCATGCCACCCAATACAACAGTCCCCATCTGTTTCACCTTGGAAGTAAGCAGATTCATCATGTCAGCTGTTCCGCCGCCCTCTTTTCTCAACAAGGCATACTCATCACGGAGCTTCGTTACAGACAGACGAGCTTTGGCTTGCTCTTGTGTCAAAGAGAAAAGTGAATATTTTTGTTCTGCGAGTGCATCTTTAGCTTGTTGTAGTTTTCCACCAATAGGAGAGACTGTTTTCTCGTATGATCCCATCTTACGATATTGTTCTGAAAGCGTACGAATATCATCCTTTGTGTCAGCGATTATCTTTTTCTGCTTAATAATCTCCTCTGAAAAATGATTAACGCTTTGTGATGCGTCGTAAATTTTCTGTTTGAAGTTTGTATCAATAGCGGCTGCCGTCTTTGCAATATTCCCTGTAACGCTGTTTAGTTCCTGCGAAGTTTGTTGCAGCTTGCTGTTCAGTTTGTTGAAAGCGACAGGGTTCTGAACTGCGTCTGTATTGCCAATAGACCTTTTCAAACGTTCTATTTCTTCACGGAGCTTCTGCACTTTTTCCCATTCCGCTTCTATCCTGAATGATAATTTTGCCATAATCGTTTTATTTTTTACTTCTACGTTTTGCCATATCCTTACCACTGATGGTTTTCACAACGTCTCCATACACCTCATGCTGTTTGTCTTTCTGCATGATGACAAGGTTTCGATAAGGAATTTTATTAACCACTTCGTCATACGTCAGATGCAAGCTATCCATGAATGACGCTATCTGTCCCAACAGGGTGCGATTGCCGACTATCTCGGACTTGCTGCCAGCAGGCTTGCGTTCCTCGTCAAACTGGCAGCTTTCAAGAAAGGGGTTACACCAACCAAGTCAAAAGCAGACGAAAGGGCATCCAATACTTCTTCAAATGTTCCCTTTGATAGTTCAGCACTCAACGACTGATTGCCTTTAATAAACCATGACAGAGCCTTTGCGTATGCCTTGCAGTCCTTAGCGGAAAGCAACATGTCCTTTAACGTGGCACTATCGCTAAACTCCAAATCACTGATACACGATATTGCACCTGCGAGCCTGTGAATGGTTGGTGGATGGACTGGATAAGCCTTTCCGCTCACATACACGATGATGTAATCTGCTCCTATAATTGCATTAGACACCAATTTACTTGCTTTGTTCATATCAAAAACAAAAAGGGTGAGAGGTGGTCTAAGCCACTTCCCACCCTACGTTATACATTCGGTTAGTTCATTAGCCTGCCTTGACAACGGAAACGTCAAACCAATATTCAGGAGCTACACCATCTACTGTTGGCTCAAGCTCTGTCCCTACAACAGGCAATCCAACAGCCTTATCTGTTGTTGCCTCACGAGCAGAAATATCGGCACGAGGAATGACGATATACTGATCATCCTCTGTCAGTCCAACAAGACATTTCTCAATGTTAACCTTACCAGCAGCACGCTCCCACGATGTTTCTGTGGCTGTACCACCCAACATGTCTGCCTTGGTCTGATAGTCGTACTCACCAAGCGTAAAGTTCATTTTCACTTCTCCCATTTCCTTGTCAGAGCGATAAACCTTACCAGTCAGCTGATTTTTATAAGCAGTCTTGTTTGCTTCGGCTTCTTCCAGCGTCCATGTTTCCTGATGAACGTTCTTTACTTCTGTAAGTTGCTTTAGCATAGCAAACAACGTCTGTCCTGTAATCTTGGCTGTAATCTTTGATGTGTCGCCGTACCACAATTTTTTGATATTGACGGCTGTAATAGTCTTTCCCATAATCAAATCGTATTTAATACATTAAACAATAATCTACAATTAACAAAATGACACTTCAAAGCTGTGTCCGCTTCAATAGAGATAGTATGCACCTCATAGTGATACGTCGTGTTTTTATACCTTCCAGTTACGCTTCTAAAGTCAGCTTTTGCCTTACGTTCAAGCTCTCTTAGCCGTATGAAATTGGCAACAGTGTCTACCACATTGCATGCGGTGCTGTCTGTCAAGTCAGGAACACATAAATTGACTTCCACAAAGCATTTCTCCCAATATTTTTCTGGTGTCTGCCCTTTGACATGGATAGTGATGCGCTCATCGGGCAGCTCCCCTGTGAGGGTTTTCCCGAAAGGCACTATCTTTATTCCAAAGCATTTGCAATCTCGGTATAGAATATCAGCTATGTCGGTAGTAACTATCATTCAAATATTTCTTTCAACTTCTTTTCCGCTCTCAATGCCGAACCGCTCAATACGTCAAATCCCTTTGCCTCTACATAAGAAGCATAGTCAGCTGTATTACTTAGCGTGAGTCCATCTTTATCGGTTTCGTACTTATTGGAGGATTCAAGGTTTCTCGTTCGGTTCTTGTAGGTATGGTTTGCTTTGGCATCCTCAACGGCTTCCTCACCGACTTTAGCCATTGCGCTTTCCACATCCAACTCTCCGCCCTCAAAGAATTTATCTACATCAGAAAAATCACCGTCTATAACCATAATTCAGAATAATTGAAATAGTTGGTTTTCTTTGAAATATAGACCTTTCCTTCTCCACGCACGCAATTGCCTTCAAGACATCTTACTTCTGTTCCAGCTTTTATATTTACACGCATTTCGCATACTACATGGTAATTCGGTCGGTACACTTCTCCATTGGCTGATTTGAACTCCTTTGTGGTGTTGTCATCACAACGACATTTGCACAACGTCTTCCAACTCACACCACCCGTATTAGGGATAGGATGCCCAAATTCATCCTCTTGGAATGGTGTTACCCTTTTAACCTGCAATATGTGTGGTGCGAATATCATAAGATGCGTATCTTCGGTTTATTGTCGTTGAGTTCGTCCTTTAATCCGTACTTCTTACAAAGGAGAGAGTAATAGTCCTTTACGCCTTTAGTATCCCACGACATAGAGAAACCACTCTCATTGATAGAAGTAGGACGAAGCAAAAGAGATGGAATGAAATGAGCAATAGCAACAGAAATGGAATCTACGTTATCGCTCATTACATCATCATCTATTGCTACTTTTGCATTGAGAGACATATCCAACAAGTCAGCCTCCGACACTTGTATGCCGAAAGACTGAAACTTGTCTGATATGTACTTCCTTACGTTCATTTCGTCAACTTAGTAAGGTCTAAAGTTGTAATGAGCGTTGGGTCTGCAATCTGTGGTATCCATTCTGCGGTGTACTCTAAGTAACGCCCGTTGTGGTCACGATTAGCAGCCACGAGCATATCACCATCACCAGTAGGAGTGTAGGTCATGCCTGGCACGGGGTCTGTGCTCTCGTAGGGAGTGTGGTAACGCATATAGCCAATCTTCTCTTGTGGCAAGAGGGTGATATGACCATCTGCGTAAACCTGCACGTTCTTGCCGTTCTGCTCCTTTACGTAATCGTCCTTGATTTCGATAGCGGGAAGACCGATGCCCGTGAACAGCTGCGAAGCCAATTCAGATGTAACCAACCCTGTTGAGAGGTACATTTGGTTCTGCCCAAGCTGCATCTTGAACATGTCACCGAACTCCGAAGAACCAATGATATGCTTGACGAACGTACCGCGGCTCATCAGCATCTTGGCATACTTGCCGAAGTCGGGAGCAATCTCGTTGAGCTTGTTCATCAGGAACGTTACCATCTTCTTCTTGCTGTCCACGACGATGTCGCTGTCCTGCAAAACGATGGTGTTCATCGGAAGCTCGATGTCGAGGAACTCGGTCGCTCCCTGCTCGCTCTGCGCCTTGTCCTTATTGCGGACTTTCGCCTTGCCCGTCATGATGAGAGAGCCGACAACCAAATCCATACGCTTGTGGGCTGCGAGCATTACCTGTCGGTAGTCGTCATATATGAAAGCGATGATGTCATTCAGAGCGGAAACTTGTCCTGCTGCATTTGCTGCGTTGTACTTATCAATGAGGTCTTGGAGGTCTGACAGACGGTCTACGCTCATCTGATAACGGTCACCAAGATAGGCAATCTCACCATATCCGCTTCCGATGTTCTGACGCTCACGGATAGGCTTCTCACCAAACTGCGAGTTGATGCTACCTGCCATAACGCCACGGACGGAGCCAATGTAATCCTTAAACACTCTGGTTGTAGTACGTCGGAAGTCGAGGTACTGCTGCCAATAAATAGCGTCCTTACGGGTCTGAAGGACACGGTTGATAACTGCACCCACGATTGCGGGTTCGTTGAACAAAGTCTGAATTGTCAATGTCATAATCTTGTCCTTTCTTTTTACTCGTTAAACTGGAAATGAGGGAGGTTGGCTTTGTCTGCTGCACAGAACGGCATCACCAATTTCTCTGGTTCTATCTCAAAAGCACGCATCAAGAGCGCAACGCTGTTGATACCTTCCGTTACTTTGTGATTCTCGTACAGAGCCGAGTTAGCAACCGCTTTGGGAGTAGTGCCTCCTGCTGCCGAAGCCTCAAACAGAGTGTCTCCTGTGTTTACCTTTGCACCAAATGCTGCTGCGAGCATAACCTCGTCATAGTCGGCATTGGTGCGATCGATAGACTGAACGACTGCACCATTTTTTCCAGTGCCAAGTGTCATACCATCCTTTATATAAGGATTCTTGGCTACCTTGATTTTCGTTGCTGATGTGTCTGCTGTCTCAACGACCAGCGCACGCACGACAATCTTTGCGGTCTTAGCTTTCAAGTCCGCTGCTATTGGTAGGAATGAAGGAACGTAACTTCCTACTTCCAGCCCTGCCACATCGAGGATATAGTTTCCACGTCTGCGAATACCAGTTGAAACGTCATAGCGTTCCTCCTGCACTTCTTTGGGCTTCAAATTATAAACAAATCCTGCTGCCATAATTTTTACTTGTTATTCTGTTCTACAATCTCTTTTGTTCCTTTTTCGATTTGTTCGGCGATGGAACTTATCTCGCTTTGATGTTCGTGGTTTCCCTCTTCGGGAGACTTGACGAACTGGAAACCGCTGTTCTGCATCTCCTGCTTCAAGTCAGTGAAGTATTGGTTAAGATCTGCATCATCAGCGATTTGCTTGCCCTTGTAGGCAAATTCGGGAATGCCAAACGACTTCGCCACCTCATCAATCTGCTGGTCACGGATGTCCGCCTTTGTCTTAGCGTCCATGGCTGCCAACTTCTCACTCAAAGTCTTGTTGGAATCAATAAGGCTCTGCGCCCATGCTGGCACTTCCTCTGCTGGCTTAGGCTGTGGAGTAGGTGCAGGTGTTTGTGGTTTGGTTTCCTCAATAGGCTTACCGTCCTTGATGTTGTGCTTCTTCTCGTAATTTGAAATTGCGGTCTTCTGCGCTCCATCAGCCCGATAGTCACCATAACTGTTTAATACGTCCTGAAAGGAGATACCCTCAACGATAGAGTTTACCTTGCTCTCGTCCGTTACTCCCTCTGACTTCTTGCTTGCAATCCGTTGGAGGGTGGCTACCTCAACCCCTTGAAACTTGGTTTTGAGAGCTGCCAAAATCTGTTCGTAAATGTTCATACTTTAAAGTGTTATCCTGAAACAATCTTTTGTCCAAAATTACGCCTTATCCTATATGTTATGAAGTTTTTTACAGTCATAAAAACAACAATTGCCTTATTGTTGCGAAAAAGACATAAAGAAAGGCTTCTATCCTCACGAACGAAAGCCTAAAAACGTAAACGATAGATAAAAAAAATTATCCTAAAGTGGTCGAATTTGACCACTATTCTTCATACACATCTTCGGCTAAAATTTGCGGCTCTGTAACATTTGCTGTCAAGTACTCATACTCAACAGGGTCTAACATACAGTAAAACCACCATTCTTCTTTAGCCAACTTTTCTGCTTCTTCTTCGCTGTTAGCGGCAATGATTACCATTCCACCACCATAGTAGTTTTTGTGGTCAAATTTTAACAGATATACTTTCATAATTGACGCTCCTTTGGCTCGGCTGGCTTTGTCTGCTGCTGCGCTTTTTCTTTCTGTTCCTCCCTAATCTGCTGCAACTCGTCCTGTAACTCGCCATAGTTGGAGCAGTAAGCAATTCCATGCTCAAGAGACCATACTCCGCCACTCACGGCAGCGACTGCGGTGGTTACCTTGTCACTCTCGCTGTCTATCATAAACGGAACTATCTCTGTCTCAATGTCAACGGTATGGCTGGCTTCTTCAAGCGATGTGTTCAATGCGCCAATGGCGGAAGTGAGGAAGTTTACACGACGTTGGAAAAACGATCCTAACTCCTCCGCATGATTCTGCACTGCCATGTGTGCCGCCATGAAGACGTATCGAAAGGCTGTACCGCTCAATGCGTTTCCTACACCTTTAAGTTGGTCGAAGGAGATGCGTGGCGTATTTGTCAAGCCGTATATCTGATTGAAGTATGTTTCAATCTCCACTTTTATAGGGTCACTTGACTGATTCCAAGTGAGATATTGCGCATTTGCTCCGTCGCCTGTTAGATTCATCATTCGGTTTCTCGCGTCACCTGTGATCAAGTCAGGCTGAATGTCACCAAAGAGCATGAGCATAGGGAAGTAGTGGTTATCCAAACAGTCGGCATAACTGCTTAGGGTCTTTTCCAGCCTCCCACGCTGTGGTTTTATCTTCTTGCAAAGGGTTTCGCTGCGGAATGTGTAGATTACAGGTATCTTCTTAAAACCGTGCTTGAACGTTCTCTCGGTGTTGGCTTCCCAAGTCTTATCCATGTTCCACTGAAACACCATAGTGTCGGTAATGGTCATAAATACGGGATGGGTGTTACCGTCCAAATCCTTTGTTTTGTACTCACGGGAGAAAGCAACCATGTCGCCATTATTGTCGTAGAACGGATATAGCTTATCCCCTCTGAACGGAGACCATATTTGCGATTTCAAGCGATATTCAGGCAATGTCTTACCGAAAACGCCTGCAATCTTCCTTTTCAGTTTAGTCCAAAAGCTGTCATCTTTAACCACATACCAATACTCCGCAACCTCCTGCTCTGATAACCAAGAGCGCACAATCTTGCGGTTCTGATATTTCAGTTTGTCTTTCTTGAATACTTGCTTTACAGACTCAAACACGCTTCTTTCCTTGTCATCCTCTGGCTGACAGTCCAACGAAGGCTCCATTCCGACAGTAAATGCCGTATGGATGTTCACGATGTCCTGCTCGATAGGGAGTGCGATGCGGTTAGGCTCTTTCATCTCGTATTTGGCAGGAGTCTTAATTGACTTCCCTGTCTCTGGGTCAAACTTAACATCCTCCATTTTAACCAGCACCTTTATCTTCGGATAGATTTCTGGCTTCATGATGTCATGGAGTTTTGGATTCCAGTCTGCCAAATTTTTATCTGTATCTGGCTGCGATGTGCGCCTGCCTTTCTTAAGATAGGCTATCTTTTGGTCAATGTCCTCAAGTGCGAGGATTTCATCTAATGTCTTTGGTGTTTCCATATCGTTATCCTAACTCTACTTTTGTCATTTTTTTTTGCTAATTGTTCCGTATTCAGAGCTGCTATATCATCCATGCTGATAGAAACGGCTTTTAAAACATTACCCACATTTTCTGCATATTTGAGTGCTAAAATATCCTGTTTAATGTTGTTATCCTGCTAATGTTACACTTTCAATACTATCAAAGCGGTAATAAACTCTTACGGCTTGCCTTGCATCTTCTTCCGATTCGGCTTCAACTCTCGTTATCCTTTGTTTTCCATGTGCAGAAGACCAAGATTTCACTATATATTTCTTCATATCGTTATCCTGTTTATCTGGCGAACGCTGCTGCGATGTCGCTCTTTGGTTTTTGTATCTTACCTAAAAGTGTCGCTAAAACCCAGTAGCGGGTAGCATCAATTCCGTGATTCCATGCGTCTATCGGTTGGTTGATATAATTTCCGTCCTTGTCTTTGTCCCAAACGTAATTAAGGAACTCTTTTCGGAGGTTGTAAGACCTTTCGGTGACAAAGATATTAAGAGACTTCATTTTGTCGATTCCTGCGATAATTGAGCCTGCGCCCTTTTCAACAGGGTATATCTTTATTCCTCCATTATGAATTTCTTGCACAAGACGTGGGTCTGCGCTGTCTGAAAAGACTTTCATCTCATATCTGTGCAAAGCCTTAATCAGGTCGGAAGAGAGCATGTTTGTCCGATAAAACAATTCGTCAACATAAAGGTTGTCGTCTATCATTCCGCACATCATGGCAGCACTCACATCGTTAGTATAGCCAAAATCAAGACCAATTGCCACTTTCTTGCACCACTTCGGAAACTCCTTAACGACACCGATATGCTTGAACACTGCACCCTCTGCAACATCCGCCCACCTGCCCATGACGGTGTGAGCATACTTTTCGGGGTTGTTGGCTTTCATATCCTCCACCTCGTTGATAAACTCCTGCGATAAATTCTCAAGGTTATCCAAGTAGGTGGTATGGATGTGCAACACATTAGGATGCGTGCTTATCTGAACAGGAATGCCGTCATACATCACCTCCTTATGTGTGTTTTCTATGAAACGTTTGTAAACCCAGTGGTTGTTGTCCGTAGGGTTCATGATAATAAAAATTCTATTTTGTATGCCTTTCTGACGTATGGAGAGCATGATAGTTTCAAATTCTTTCTCCGACACCCATTCCTCCGCTTCGTCAACGACAAAAGTGGTGATACCGTGAATGGACTTTAATTTTGCCGTTTGGTTTCCAGAACTTGTTTTCAGTCCCCTGAACATCACTGTGCTTCCTGTCATTCTGTTGGTCACATCCGAACGAGTAGATCGAAAGTATTTTTGAGTACCGTCCAATTCAGCCTTTTCCAGGAATTCAGGGATAATGGATATGTTGGCGGAGACCATCGTGTAACGTGTATAAAGAATCTGATGCACTATTTTATCTACTGGTGTCATCTCGAACGTCAGACGCTCAAGGAATGAAGACACAAAATGCGACTTTCCGCTGGCACGACCTCCTGTTATGAGGATAATAAACTTATCCTTGTTAGCGTATATAGGATAATAGACCTTATGCGTCTTAATCATCACTCACCTCCTTTTCTATCCACTTGCCAATATCAATGCCATGATTGACATCCGTTGGAATATCGCTGTTTTCCTCATCCTCCAACTTTCCACTCTCTATACTTCGGTACATCTGCGAATGGTGTCTTAACCACATCTGCAAGGCGTTAAGGTTGGGAGGGAGCTTATGGACGGTGATGCGCTGCTCGTCCTGTATCTTGTCGCCAATCTTGTCGAAGGTGATGTCCTGTGCCTGTACTTTTCCAAGCCCCATTTCGAGTACCATCTTCCACACTTCTGGCTCTACACCCGCACGGGCGCGCGAAAGCAAATCGTTAATTCGTTTGCTTCTCCTCTCATTTTCTTCTTTCGACCACGCACGATATTCACCGTTTTTCATTTCAGAGAATGTCGTTGGTGTTTCAAACCCCAAATCCGCTGCTATGACTTTATCCCAAATGATATGATTTTCCTGCATCTGCCTGTCCGCACTCTCTTGTATACGCTGGTAGAAGTAATCGCTGTCGTAATCATATTTTGGTTTTGCCATAACTTTTAACGCTTAATGTTTGTTATTCTCCAAATTCTATTTTATGTGCGAACTCTTCTCCGTCCACATATTTATCTTCCTCCGTATATCCAAGCCCTGCCATAAAACGTATTCTCGCTTCTGGAGTAGGGAAAGACAATACAACATAACTCAATGCGCCTCCATCAGAAGATTTCTGATTTTCAATTCTGTCTTTAATCTTCTTTATTTCATTATGCCGCTTAATTTGGTTCTCTGGAGTGTCCTCGTAAAAATTTACACTCCTGTCGATCTTTTTATCCTCCTCTCCATCTTTTGATGTAAATGCAAGATTTTGAAGATTGTTACTTTCTGCTGTTTCGGATTCATCCCAAGACAAGTCTGATATATCGGTTTCTTCAATGTCACCTACTCCAAGCATCTGCAAATCAAATTCATCAAGACCTGCGTTGGAGAAGTCAATATCCGACAACATTGTTTCCAACATATCTGTATCAAATTCTCCCTGAACACTACGGTTGTTCATGAAAATATTCTGTTCCTTTTCCGTCTTTTCGTCCAGTTCAACAACCTCAACCCTTATTTCATAATCATTCTGTCCGTTCTCATATCTGTTTACGTCATCCATGACAGACACACGCTGATGCCCACTGACAAGATTCCCAGTTGTCTTGTTCCAAACAATTCCTCCAAGAAGTCCGATACGCTTTAAATTAGATTTTAATTGCATTCTTGCTTCATTAGATATTTTTCTTGGATTGTAGTGAGCAAAGTTTATCTCGCTGCGCTTAATCGTTATTTGCTGCGGTTGTTTTATTTTGTTCTCTTTCATAATCAAATATCAGTTTTTCCGCAAATGGAAATTTCATTAACGTCTTCTTGTAGTCATTGGGATACTTCTTTTTCAACATAAGTAGCGTTGGCAGGTTGACGCCAAACCCTTGGCTCACTTTCCCCTCTTCATATACAAATGGCTTGATAAGATTTTTCCGCTCAATATACCTCAAGACTTCTTTGTTAGTCCATAAAGCAATAGGGTAAACCATTCCCTTGTCTGTGATATAGCCTGTTTTAGCGAACTTTTTAAGGCGCATGCGCTTCATATAACCATCCACGCCTTTCATTCCGCTGAAACCATACTTTATGCCTGTTTGGTCTCTCACATACTGCTCTATATCACCGACACTTCTTGTTTTAATATCTTCATTAGGCTCACAGAAAAGACCATATTTTTCAAAATAGTCGCTCTGATAGTGCTTTATCGTCCTAACTTCAACATTTTCATAGTGGGCGTTTGCCCAATGAATATAAGGGCGTATATGGTCTAAATTAGGTATGATGTACATATAATAGCATATCACCTTATTGAATTCATGTGCCAACATATCCAATAAAGCAATACCATCCTTTCCACCAGCCGAATAGTATAATACGGCAGTGTCAGTCTCTTGCCTAACACGCCGTATTATCTCAATTGTTTGCAAGTACTTGTTCATTAGCCACCTGCACCAAAGGCAGCACGTAAATCTGCCCGTCTCATTTCACGGCTACCGAGTTGCGTCCCTGCGCCTCTACGGTTTGCCACAAGTCTTCCACCTAAACCTGCGCCATTCATATTACGGCGAGGCCCTGCGATTCTGTTAATTCTTGCTTTGACTCAGCTAAATATTTAAGTTAAACATTCTCAGTATCGAGTATCTTTCCAAGATGGTACCATACTTGACACCCTACATACTCAATCCCATTTTCTTCATATATTATATCATTGCCGTTTTCATCAGTAAAGATAATGAATTCGGCACGCTCTACTTCTACCGTAAGACGTGGCGCATCTTTACGTCTGCCGTTGATGAGATACAATGCGTCATATTTAATTGGCAGCACTTCAATATCCAACTCGCCATCTGGTATGTCATCCTGTGAATCGTACACCTTGCCGTCGCATTTGAACTTCACATACTTCTTTTGATTGCTTGGGTATACATAGCGATGTTCTACCTTCTGCTCACCTTTCATGATTGCCAGAAAGCTCTCTTTGTTGATTTGTAATGTCAGTTTTTTCATTTTCTTTTTTCTGTAAAATTACTTAAAGTTTTTGATATTACCAACACCTTTGCGTCTTAGTTGCGGGGGTGCGAATCGAACGCACGACCTTCGCCAAGTCAAAGCGACGAGCTTTCCACTGCTCTACCCCGCGATATGACACAAAGATACTGTTAATAATGTTGTTTATGTAAAATCCGCCTGTTGAATAAACAACAATAGGCGGATTGTCGCAAATTAAATTACCTTGTATCTACTCTCTGTGCTGTTGATGTCTATCTGGTCAGTTAGCAAGCCAATGATAAGATCGTTTATCGCTACATAGCCTTTGCCCAGTTTTTCGTCAAACTGCTCGTTATAGCTGAAAAACGTATCATGTACTTCGCCTATCTTGTTAAAGCACTCGTCCAATAGTTTCTTGCAGTCAAACAACGCTGCCGTTTCTTCGCTAAGTGTAATTGTCCGTAAGGTTATATCTTTTGTTGTCATAGCTTTATAATTGTTTTGTAAGTTTAATATGTGATAAATTTATGCTGCGTCGAATAGGCTATGAATGAACTCACGCCCCTTTGTTGTCCACACGGTCTGCATCTGCGTGCCGATAGTGCCGTCGCTGTATGTAAAGGTACACGGTATAGACCTTGTATAACCCTTACCGTCATACTTTGCCGTAAGCAGCCATTGCCTGTTTTGCTTGTACTGTATGCCACGCTCTTTCAACTTGTTATTGAGCGTCTTTGCGCCCCAGCCGTACTCTTTGGCTATCTGCGTGGTGGTGAAAGTTCCGTCAGAAGAAATGTATTCATCATAGGATTTCACCTTGGGGGCTTGTTGTTTGAGTTGCGTGTCTTGCAATGATATACGCTCGTTTGCCTGTGCGTTCTCTGCCTCAAGCCGTGTCTTTTCTGCACGCTCTTGTTTGAGCTGTGTAGCCATTCTGATAACGAGGTCTGGGTTGTTCAGCATTTCGTCAAGCGTTGGCTGCGTGGCTGTCATGCCGTATTTCAGCAACTCTTTTATGCGGTCGTTGCACCAAATGGCAAATGCGGGGCTAAGCCAGCGGGCGAACTCTAAGGCAACATCTTCGTGCATCCAAGTGCCTTGCTCAAATTCGTTACTATTTCCTTTTTTGACAACTACTAATTGTGATGGGCATATTTGCCTAACAACTGATAATGAGTTAATAAACTCGCTTGATGCGTTAGTACGCAACCAATCTTTCGTTGTCTTTCCAAACGATTTAGCCATTTCGGTTGCATTTACCATTACATTTTTGCCGTTGGCAAAAGAAATCTTACTACCTTTGTAATCGTAAACAATTGGGTGTATTCATATTTGAATATTTTGTTTATATTTGGGTGGTGTGGTCAGACACCGCCCTTTCTTTTTATAAAACAGGGGCAGAGATTAAAGGTGTCTAAAGTGGTAGCTTACACCTAAAATCAATGCCCCTTAAATTTCTTCTCTACCGCCAGCCACCACACAAGCGGGTTGTTTATTGCAAAATTAGCCTTTGCCCTAATAGATGCCAAATTTCGTTTATCTAAACGTTGCGTTAAATATTCTTAAATACCTTTGGTTTCTTACTCTTCTCTGTTTCGATTGCATGGGCTACTGTCTTATTCACCCACGCTGCTGTTTTTCAAAATTCTTGTCCATGTTCTTTCTTTTTAATTATAGTTTATTACTTTTGTTGTGATTATTGTGCGTACATTGTTGTGCGCCATAGTTGTAAAATTGTTTACACGGTGGGCAGTGCGTGAGCATCGCCCACCATTTTACGTTATGCCAGCCTTAAAAGATTGGCTATCTTAAAACACCGCCATTCGCCCTTGACCGTATCAAAATACACCTGTAAACTGTCGTTGCGCTTACGGTTGTCTGTGCCTGCAATAGGCGGTATCTTATCACTTGCGAGCGTGCCGTATGCCTCTCTTATCTCACCGTTTATTTTAGTGAAGTAAAACTTGACGATACGCTTGCCCAACTCTTTCTTTAACTTGGCATTGAGCCATGCCTGTTTCAAACCCTCGCTCATGGTAAATCCATACTTGCGAACAAATACCCATGCCATTCGCATGATGCTGCTTAACTGATTTTTGAATGTGGTTGCCATAACTTTATGTTTTTAATTGTTTTACTTATGCTTCTGTATAACCTCTTTTGTTTAGCCACTGTATCGTGCCTTTGAGCGTCTTAAATTTTCTGCTGCTTACTGTAGCTGTGCATGCTGAATAGTCTTTTTCACCATTAATGAATAATGCACCGTCAAGATCTAATTTTCTGTTTTTGAAATGTATAACTTCCATGATTGCAATGTTTTTAATTGTTTTACTTTGTTTCTTGCTCTTTCAGTCGTTTTTCTTTTAAGTGAGAAAGGCTCAAAGGCTTGCACGAAAATCTGTAACTCACTTGTGAACTAATCACGATGCAAAGGTAAATAATATATTTGACTAAAACAAATAAAAGTCAAACTATTTTTTGATTTTAACACTATTTAGTAAATGATATATTTTACTTTTGTCAATTATATACTATCTTTGCAATATGAATAGAATAGAAGATGTAATTAAGGAACACGGATATACCGTTACATCCCTTGCTGAAAAAATAGGAACTTCCAAACAAAATTTATTTGCGAAGTTAAAAAGTCCGTCATACCCAACATTGGTTGAGATTGCCACCGCCCTTGACGTTCCTATGTGGCAGTTGTTCGCATCGCCAGAGGAAATTGCTGGAGCTGGAGATTTTGTTGCCTTAATCAAAGATGGGAGTGAGATTTACCATGCCGATAGTTGGCAGGAGTTGGAAAAACTTGTAAGTAATAGAAAATAATGGGAATTCTATTTCGCAAGCGTATTAAAATAGTCAAAGGTGTACACTTAAATGTAAGTAAAAGTGGTACAAGTCTATCTGTTGGACCACGAGGTGCAAAGGTTACAATAGGAAGAAAAGGTGTTTATACAAACGTAGGAATACCTGGAACAGGTCTTTATACAAGACAAAAAATAAGTGGTGTCAAAAAATCCAGACAAAAAGAATTAAAAAGACAGCAAGAAAACCAAATAATAAATGCAAATCCTTTACGATTTTTTGTTATCTTCATTTCTATTTTTCTTTCTGTTGCGCTTCCTTTATTCGCTAACGCTTCTTGGTGGTGGTTTCCATTACTGTTCCTCGGTGGTATAATTGTAGGCTCATGTATTCCTAATCCAGAAGATAGCCGTACTATTGATAATACTAATGATAATTCTTTGCAATACAACACACCTGAGAAAGAAGAGGAAACGCAAGATTTAGAGGTACAAGATGAAGATAAATCTAAAATAGAAAACATTATAAAGTCGCTTAATTTTGATCCATATTTTTTAGATGCTGCACGTCTTGTAATTTCCACGCAACAAGGTTCATCAAGTGCAATACAAAGAAGATTTAGTATTGGATATAATCGTGCAGGACGAATAATTGACCAACTTGAGCATGTGGGAGTTGTTGGTGTTGCGAAAGGCTCTGCTCCACGAGATGTCTTGCTTTTAGATGAAAATGCTCTTTTGGAAATAATATCTAATTTGGATGTTGAAAAATTTAAGAAATCAATACAAACGGAACCTTTCACGGAAGCAAATCATTTCGATGAATGCTCGCGCTTGATAAGTCTGGGCATAAACTTGGAAAAAGAGAAAATGATAGATGAAGCTATAAAGGTTTATGAAAAAGCAATCGTTCCACAACTACCTGTTAAGCATCCATACGAGAGGCTTGCTATATTGTATAGAAAACGCAAAGATTATGAAAATGAAATAAGAATTATAAAGATAGCTATTAGTGTCTTTATGAAAGAGAATGAAAGAAGAGCAGGTATAGCGTGTGATACAGATAGTTCGCTTTACGATATGGTTATGCAAGCACTTGAAACTAACGAGAGTATAAGATACGGAGATGGGAAATGGGCTTTTGTTCAATATGATGTTATGGAGTTGATAACACGTTTGGAGAAAGCAAAGAAACTACAAAACAATATAAGTCGGACAAAGTAGAACTGAAGGAGGTTACTTCGGTGGAGGAACTGGAAAAAATTGTTGGGGAACTGAAAAAATAAGAAAAATAATTGCACTTATGGAGCATAATTCTTACTTTTGCTAAGTAAACGATAAAATAAAATTCAATATGGAAGCATTTGTATATTTAATCATCATCGTGTTTGGCATTCTTCAAATAATCCTCTTCTTCAAACTTTGGGGAATGACAAACGATGTTAGGAATTTGAAAGCGTATTTTTCAAATTTCATTCCACTTCCTGATAAGAAGGCTATTGTGAAATCAACTAACGTGGAAGTGGAGATTATAAAATATGAATATGATATAATGAAATATCAATGTTATAATCCCAAATCTAAAATCTATGAATATCATAGTAAAGAAGATTTGATATTAGAATAAAAAACTTACAAAAGGGTAGCCGCTAAGGCTGCCCTTATTATTTTCACTACCTTTCCGTCCACTCGTAAACTATTCACTTTTTACATCAATATGATGACCAGTTACGTTATCAGCGAACTGGCAAGGATACTCGGGGAGGTAAAAATGGAATAGAATATGGTAAAATTAGGAAACACCATATTCTCTACACAAAATTTTCTGAAT